CAAAATTTGTGATGTTGTCATTCAGCTTTTGGAGCGCCGTCAGCATGTCATTCTGCACAACCAAACCAAGGCCAGAATTCTTTTCTGCAATCTTCAAAGAATTTGCAATAGAATCACTCTTTGCACCAACTAGTTTGACATCAACGCCGTCAGTGATTGTTGGGGAACCGAGGACTGTTCCTGTGCCTTGAATCTTTTGCTGATTGGCTGAAGACATAGGGCCTCCACCACCACCTCCAGACACCGCAACACCAAGTCCTGCTACGATTGCAGTCATTGCGGCGACACCAGCAAATCCACCCCAACCAGATTGGGCAAACATTGTGGCGGCACCTGCTGCAAGTTTGACCGGAATAGATGCAAGGGCTTGCGCCATTTCTGCAAGATGGAATGCCTTTGAAACAGCCATTGCCACTTGATAGCCTTTGCTTTGCTTGTCGAAGAATCCAGCAGCAGCATTCGCCATATCGCCATACATACCAAGCTGATTCTGTACTGTTTGGGCTTGGAGCGCTGCAACTTGTCGAGTGCGTTCTTCTTCACTCAACCCATCTTTCTCTTTGACTTGTCGGATTTGGTCTGTCAGACTAATCGCATCAGCTTGTCCTTCAGAGAAAGCTTTGAACATCTTGCCAGCAGCTTCGCCACTTGCACCGAATGCTGCCTTCATCGACTTCTCAATTTCACTGCCAACATCTTTCCACATCCGCACTTGCTCTGTTGCGATTTTTGTTAGTGCAGCAGACCTGTCAAGTGCAGCCTTGTTGGCAGCATCTTGTGCTTCCTTCTTCTTCAGCCAATCGATAAGTGTTTTTTCTTCACCAATCTGTTTGTCAATCTGGTCAATACGACGCTGGTTCACAATCGTGTACATTGCATCCATGTCTAACAGTGCATCTTTCTCAGCTTGCAGAGAATCTACCTTCGATTGCTCAACCTCACTTGCCATTTCTTTCTGACGCACACCTGCCGCCTTGACAGCATCCGGCAACCTGTCGTAAGCTTGCACTTGAGCTTGTACTTGTGCAGTTCGCTTTTCAATCTGCTTGTCGATATTGTCTTGCTCTTTTTGCTGCTTTAATTGATCAGCCGCGATATTCACATCAGGTACGAGGTCATTCATCTTTTCTTTGGTCTGAATGTCACTCATCACTTTGCCAAGTTGCTTCTCGCGCATCTCTTTTTTGCTGGCAGCGTCGTTCTTCAAGCGCACATCTTCAGTATGGAAAGCCTTGATTGCATCCAACACCTTAGTGAGATGGTCCTTTTCTAAGTACATTTCTGCATCAAGAATTTTCGCTTTTTCTTCCTGCGCTTTTTCATCCGACATCAAACCGTATTTGTTTTGAAAGTCAATCAGTTTGATTTGATTGTCCATTGCACGCTTCTGGACTTCATACTGGTTGTCGAGTTCATTAACAGTTCTGTCTAGGCCGGACATACCTTCAGTGTGGGGTTTTGGACCTTTTTTAGCATAGAACTCAGTGATCTTTTTCTCGCGATCCGCAATCGCCTCGTCAGTGTACTTCTTCTCCAACTCCAATGCTTTTTTAACGGTTTCTGGATCGCTTGAAAGTTTATCAAGAGCAATGCCGCGTTTAACAAGCTCGTTATTCACCTTTTCTTCAGCCAAAGCTCTCTCACCGGCACTCTGCTTTGAAACCTGTTGCATGATTGCGTCATTTCTAGCAATGGCGTGAATGGCCGCTTGTTGGTCCTGCAAGTTTTTACCTTGCTGAATGGCGGCGGCATCTGCTTTGTTTTTCTCTTCCACCGCAGCAGTAAGTGCCATAACAATTCGCAAACGAGACTCGTCAAACTGCTTCTGTGCACCTCCCCCTTGACCTCTTCCAGATATCCAAGCTGGGCGGGAGTCCATTGTCTCAAGAATACCCTTCAAGCGATCAATCTCGTCTTGAGGAGTGACTTTTTTACCAATGCCAAGCATGGCATCCCAACCCTCAGACGCCACTTCTTTTACGTGAATCCAAGCCCTTTGGATGCTTCCAAGGTTCTCTTGAATCTCATCGGCGCGACGCTTCATAGAGTTGGCATATGCTTCTTCCGCCTCATTTGCGGACTCTTGGCTCTTACCTTGTTTATCAAGAGCAGATATATGATCGTATTGTGCAGCCGTCAGGAAATGATATTTGTCGTTCAACTCCATCACGTGACGAGAAATTTCATCATACGAACGTTTGCTGGAAGTGATAGCCATTGTTGCAAGCTTTTCAAACTCGCCAATCATGGTTTCACCAGATTTACCTGTTGCATGCTCTACAGCAACAACCGCATCACTGATAAGCAGAATCTGATCGGCTGTAAATTTACCAGACCCAGCAAGTTCAACAATAGTCTTCTTTGCGGCACCGATACTTCCGTTTGCTTTACCAACAGACTGCGCCATCGACTCCATATTGTCTGCTGTCATTCCGGCATAGTTGCCAGACAAAATAAGTGCAGCGTTAAACTCTCGTTGCTCGGCAGAGCCCTTGTAGATTGCATACACAAACGCCCCTACCGCAGCAAGGGCGGCAAGAAATCCTGTAACAACCAGACCTGTGCTTACACCAAGGGCGGCAGCGGCTTGCCCTGCTCTCTCAAGTGCCCCCGGAATAAAGTTAATACGCTCACCAAGAACGATAAGAGAACCACCAAAACGTTGAAATTGACCTTGGCTAAGTTCGTGCCCCAGCACCATTAATTCCCGTGCAGAGCCTGCGGTCAGGAGGTTGAGACTTTCATGAGCACCCCGAGCTTTTCCAAGCTGGTTGATATGCTCTGCCGCTGCTGCCGATACGCCCTTTTCTGCTGCCTCATTTCTAAGCAATTCAAGATTGTATTCGCGAATCTGCTTCGTAGTCATGCCTACAGTAGCAGCCCTTCGTTCAAGCATTTTTACAAACGCTTCGCCCTCCGCTTTGGCCTGCGCTTCTGCTTTTTGTTGTGCAGACAAAGCCTCAGCTTGCTCTCTTGCAGCAGCGGCAGCCGCCTTCCCTCTCGTAATATACTCTTGGTAGTCTCGGCTTTGTTGAATAACCTTGAGTCGAGCCTCTTCCTCAGCAAGCCTCTTAGTTTCTTCTGCAAGAGCTTTAGCAGCATCTTGAATCTTTTTGTACTCAGCAGCACGTTGACCTGCTTGATTGAGTGCGTCACCTTTGGCTTGGGCAGATGCTTCCATTTGCTTTTGCTTTTGGTAAGCGTCGAATTGAATGGCAAGAGCTTTCTCACTAGCAGCAGTTGCGTCCGCTAATTGTTGCGTCTGCTTGGCGCGGATATCCTCAGCCTCCTTTGCACGCGCAGCAGCTTCTTTTTGACGTGTTTCTTCTGCGTGTGCCCACAGCTTATCCATCATCGACATCCCATCAAACAGTTCCTGCTGAGCAGCCATTGCAGCCTTCATCGCCTTATCTTGATAAAACGTGTTAGACTTCTCTGTCATCATGTCGATGATGGCATTATAAGCAGATGCCGCTTGTTGGGCAGCATCCACTTGTGCTTTGGCAGAGGCTTGTGCACCACTACCAATGTTAGAAGTTTTCTGTTCGGCTTTCTCGCCAGCAACGGCGAGGTCGTTTAAGGCTTTTGTGGCATCCTGAATTCCCGTCGAATTAACGACGATGGTCAAGGTACTGGCTTCAAGACTCATTGTTCATTCCCTTTTCTTAACAATCGCATCTGCTCCATGAATCCCATAGCCTTAGCGATGTTATCCACTTCTTCAGGTTCTTCTTCCGGCACATACGGTGCTGGTCGTTTGGGGTCTGTAGCTCTGTGTGACTCTGCACAATAAGCTTCCGACATCTTTTTAAGCAGTTCTCGTTCCCAAAGGGTGATGTCCAATTCATTCTCTTCTCTAAATGCTTTGATTTCTTGCCAAGTAAGGGGTGTAAGGCCCATTCCAGATTGCAAAGCTTGTCCCGACAAATTGAAAAAGCCCAGCAAGTGAGTCCACGGACCGGGGATGTCCGGTAGATGGACCCCTGCTGGGCCTACATAGGTTGCACCATCTTCATCACGTTCCCGAAGAGTGTGCCCTTCAAGCTGTTCAAGACGGCTGCTTTTTTGTTTGTCTGGTGTTGCACCAAGCCATGCGAGTTGACGGCAATAGAGAATTAGGAGACTGCTTAAGCTTTCAAAAAACTTGCAGTGTCTCCGATAGCTGCATTAATCTGGGTCTTCAGCCAATCGTAACGCGGGTCAGAGTACAGCTTACGGAAAGCATCAGGCGTATCCACAGGCTCGCCATCCAGAGTCATGTTGTCAATCTTGACCGACAGAGCCGTTAGGAATTCAACACTTTGTTCACGCATCTCGTCAGGGGTAGCTTCGCGCTTACCACGCTTGGCGTTTTTCTTCATCATTGCGTCAACAGCTTTACGATATGCTTGACTAGCTTCGCCTTTTAC